ATTGGGGTAGAATTCGGCACGTATTTGACAGAGGAATAAACAAAATGGGGGCGTAGTTCAGGGGTAGAATTGGAGACTTTTAATCTCAAGACTTGGGTTCGATTCCCAACGCCCCCACCAGAAAGGTAGAAAGATGCCTGAAGAATGTTTCATTTGTAAAAAGAAAATAGAAGGCCCTGCACACCACAGTAGCTTCAGCGATACGGTGATGATTAGTTATCATACGGTAGGGAGTGATAACAAAATCACCCATGAACAAAGGGGGAACTCAAGAGTAAAACACGCACACCAAGGGTGCTGGAATAAGCTAATTGAATTCGTTGGTTCGTCCAGAAGGAATCTAGGTAGACTTGAGGATATGGAGGGGATACTATGAGCGGCAAAAAAATCTTCTGGCTGTCTGTGTTGGCGATTGTTATTCTCGTCTTCGCAGTTCCAGCCATGAGAGTAGCTTTGTTTCCGTTCTTCGTAGCGAACGAAGCTATCAGTTCGGCAGAAGGAATCGTTGACCGTACACTCGATGCAGATAATGTTATTTACAACTACGAGTGGTTTAAGCTCAGGTGGGAGAAGATTGAAGCTCGTAGACGCGAAGTAAGAATCACGCAACAGACATATGATGATTTTGTAGAGAGTGCGGGACCGCGCGAAAATTGGGACTTCAGAGATAAGGATGAAGATGCCAGATTAAGGTCAGTCGTATTAGGCAACAAGATTTCTCTTGAGGAAATGATTGCCGAATACAATGCAAGGTCGAAAATGATGAACAGACAAATCTTCAAAGGAACTTCCCCCGGTCAGGCAGATTTGCCGATTATCGTTGACGAAGAAGGTAATGGTACTTACGACATAGGAGAAGAATAAGATGAAGCGGAATATTCTCATTGTTTGTTTGATTTGCCTCTGCGCTCTCGTTATGATGGGTGCAGATAGTTGCAGCGGAGAAGGTGGCGACGAGTCGAAGAGCTTTATGGCAGAATCGCAGCACACGGAAGACAATCACGCAACGCTCGTTGCGGCTGTTCCTGCGCCACTTCTCGATACTTCTCTTGAGCGCGTTCAACTTAAGAAGAGGTTGATTCGTTTCAACGACGAGAACAAGATTAGTTACATCTACCTGATTGACCGTGGCGTTATAATGGCACATTACGTTATCAAGGGCAAGGTTTCCAGCGTTAATAGTAAGCTCACAACGCAGGAAAAGATTGTTGACGACCCTTGGCGTTATCGTTCAGGCGGAAAGGTTGTAGAGAGTCCTGCTTTGGATGGTTCATACGGAACAAACGGGGATGCTGTCTTCTTCTACTTGGCAGAAAATGACGCTTACGTTGAGTGGAACGGAACGTATCTCCTGTTTGACCAGCCGATGAGAATGACTACGCAGCCCATTCTCGTCCAGACTGTAAACTAGAAAATTCCGGGGAAGGGAGAGGGAGTTGATAAAGGAACGGGGGCCTTTTCTTCTCCTTCTCCCACCGGATGTGAAAGGTGGTGAACGTAACGAAAGCATTTAACAGGATTCTCAGAAAACCCAGAGGTATTTTCTAAAATGACTGTTGCATCAGTCAGTAATTCCGTTTCTGTCAGATTGAAAATTAAATCTGGGAGGATAGAATGGCTTATATAAAGCCGCTTCCAACAGTTAATGAAATCTACCACGCAGTTGAAAAGCTAGGAGATGAAAAGGTAGAAACGATTCAGAAGCTATGTGAGGGAGTTCTTGCACGGAGGAAAATGAAAAAAGAAGAGGAACAAAGTAAATGACAATTGGAGAAATGATTGAGAAAGAACGGAAAGACAACTTTCTTAATCCTCTAACGGAAACCGAGTGGAGATTTCTTGAGCATCTTTTAAGGAAGGCTTTACTATTCGATAGAGAATATAAGCAAGAAGACTTCGCTGACGTTCTCGCAGCTTTGAGAGAAGTTGTCGAAGAGTGTATTACATGGGAAGTTCCTCAAACTGACGGGGAGGGTTCATTCACAAAAGACACGGCACTCGGAAGAGCTTGGTTAATTCTCGACAGATACCATGTTAATCTACCACCCAGCCGCTTCCAACAGTTAATGAAATCTACCACGCAGTTGAAAAGCTAGGAGATGAAAAGGTAGAAACGATTCAGAAGCTATGTGTTGGGATGTTGCTGACAAATAAACGGGCCGATATGCCAATTGGTTAGGCGACCTGTCTCATAAACAGGCGGTTGAGGGTTCGAGTCCCTCTCGGCCCACCAGAAAGGAAAAAGAAAAGATGCACAGTCCAACACCGTGGAAACTTAGCGGAGCAGAACCTGACCCAACACCAGACGTAACCGATGCAGACGGTGTTCTAATTCTCGCGTGGGATGTTGCTCCATCGTTAGATGATACAGAACATATCGTCAATTGCGTAAATGCGTGTGCAGAAAAAGGACCGATTCGCAATCTACTTGACTTAATCCCAACAGAGTTAGAATTGATGTACGATTCTGAACACGGAACGGATGGAAAGTATTGTGGTGACGGAATAACTACTGAACTATGTCGTTATTGCACGCTAAAGAATGCTTACGAAGCTGCTATGGCTGCTCTCAATAAGGAGCATAAAGATGGTTAAGGTTCCGCAAGAAATATACGATGGTCTAGAACAAATCAGAAGTTCCTGTGAAATCAATATGTTCGACAGGTCTGGAGTTCAGGCAATAGCTAACAGAGAGGAAATGTACGCGCTCGTAACGTGGATTGAGGACCACAAAGACGAGTACGTTGATGGTATCTTCAGCGGATTCGAAGCCGAATAGGAGTTAATATGGAAATCCTGTTAGGCCATTTGTTTGGCGACTATATGTTTCAGTCTAAACCGATGGCTCTACAGAAATCTAAGAAAGGAATCAAAGGGTTCGGTTGGTGTCTACTTCACAGTCTTCTATACACCTTCGGAATCTATGTTTTCTTTCGCGACAAACCGTGGTACATTTACGTTACAATTGCGGTTACTCATTTCCTGATTGATAGATACAGATACGGACTCAAATGGCTGTATCTAATAAATGGGAGGGACTATACGAAACTACCAGAAATGGGGATATGGTACGAAACGGAAATCACATTCAACTGTCTTGTATATACCGTCGTTGACAATACTCTCCATCTGCTAGTTTTGTGGTGGCTATTGGCTCAACCATTAGCGGGATAAATATGTCAGAATGGACAAAAGAAATACCAATGATGAAGTGTGGACATACTGCTAACGGCAAGAATGAAAAGAAAGAACCAATCTGTGTTATGTGTACGCTGGCAGGAAAGCCAGAAGGAGAAGAGTTAGCAGAAGAAACTCCTGACCTTACTGGCAGAATTGCTAGATGCAAAACGTGCGGCAAAGAAACAAAATCGTCAACGGCTCTTCCATTCTTTGAACATAGACCCGGCAGAGAGAAAGACGGATACTATTGTGGTTGCTTTGGATGGGATTAAGAGTTAGATTATAGGGAGAAGACATGGCTAAGTGTGGGCATTGTTGCCAAGAAATGTTAGAAGCAGATTCTTGTATAAAAGTTCCAGTTACTATTTCTCCTAGCGAGAATTATGACCCAATACCTTTTGGCACAGCAAGTATGGGCTATACAGACGGCAAAGCAGATGAATTAACGGACAGATGCCCAGATTGCAATGTTGCGGTTGGCGGATATCACCATCCCGGTTGTGATTGGGAAGTCTGCCCGAAATGTAACGGACAATTAATAAGCTGCGGGTGCATAGAACAAACATAAAACATGGGGTGCTAGAGTAATATGGTCAACTCGTCGGCCTTTCAAGCCGGAGATTACGGGTTCGATTCCCGTGCACCCTACCAAACCTAAGAGGTTTCTATGCAACGAGTTAACTTTGTTTGTCCCGTTTGTGGCGCACAAACTTTAGAAGAAGTTTTGATTAACGTAACAGAATCTTCTGAAGTTCTTTCAATGACGCCAGATGAGATTTCCCAACGGGACAATCCAGAGAAATGGTATGAACAATCAAGGGTAGATAGGTTTGATTGCGTTAGTTGTGAATACGTTCTCCAAATGGATAATGGAGAGAACGTAACTACTGTTAAAGAATTGTACGAATGGCTGGACAAAAAAGGAATGCTAGGACCGGAGGAAAACTAGCATGGGAAAGAAATTCAAGTGCGACAACTGCACAAAGATGATTCGCAAGCGATATGAGATAACTGAAAACGGAAAGAAGATGAAAGTATGTCGCGCTTGCAAAGAACGAAAAGAAGGCAAAAACTAAAGAAATTCTCGGCCCTATTAAGATACGGACATGCTGGTTCAGGTAGGTACGCGGAAACAAGGAGAATCATATGGGCTAGAAATATGTTACATGCATACGATGTGTGCAAGAAGTTACCGGGAGTAAAGAAAACAAAGAATGGGAGGTTACATTCAGTAATCTCCATTGAAGAAATGAGGAATTGATATGGCAACTCAGTTCTCAAATAAAGAGAAAGAAATCAGTAGAGAAGAAGTCTTCGAGATACTCGAAGCACAAGTTAAGAGCAAGAAGACACTCAAAAAGTTAAAGAAAAAGATTAAGCCAAGAAAGAAAATCTTCGTAATGCTAGGAAGCAAGCTAACTACTGTCCGCCATGATGGTAAGATTGGATGGGCAAAAAGAAAAACTCTGTTGCCAGATGCTGACGATTACGATATGCACGTTGGTGTAACTATCGCAATTACAAGGCTTTAGAAATTTTTTACAGCTTGGCGATTTCTTCACTCTACCCCTGAAGGAGTTTGTTGTGAATAAGAATCTAGGCGATGCCAAGCTCACCAGCGTGTTCAAAAACTCGGTGTTTAGTCCTATTGTTTTGGAGGAATCAGAAACAACGAAGATAACCTATGCGTGTGGAGTTATTGTCTACGAGACAAAGACAGAAAGGGGTGGCATCAAAAAGGTTTACTCACTTAGAAACACAGGAAAAGGGTTGTCAATAGAGTTAACCGGAACTATCAGACTAGGACCGGAAGAATGAGTGACTTGAGGTTATTCATCCACGGAATGTTGCACACAACTACCGGGAAGGTAGGAGTTGCGTTCTGGATTCTTGCTGGCATTATGTACATCATTGACATAAAAAAAGGAAAAGCATGGGGAGCTTTTGGAACTCTTTCGTTCATCATCGGATGGGCGATTCTAATCTTCCCTGTTGCTAGGGAAAACTTCTGAGATTTATTCGGATTCCTGAGGTAATCATGGAAGAAATCAAACCGAAAGACCCAGATTTCTGGTGCAGAAAGTCTAGGGACGTAGACAATCCGTGGGAAATATGGAAAGGCTACGGTCCTCTTGAGGGCTGGGAGTGGAGAGTTCTCAAGAAGTGGCAAAGTCCAAAGAAAGAGATATGCAATCAGTATGCTCGGTGGTTCTGTGCTGTCAAAAGTCCAATGACTTACGACTCTTGGGAATATGGCGATGTGTACAGGCATGATGTGATAAACGGATACACAAAAAGAGTAGCAGTAGATTACTAGAGTACATAACCTGAACGTTCAGCGGCGAAGGCGATAACTTCAATTTCGCTAAAGGGCGGGTGGCGCGGAGCTTACGCTACCCGCCCTTTTTTAGCCTTGGAGTTATGATGCAACCTAAATTAACAGTTGAGTTAGTTCCAAAAACTTCATGGTATTCAAACGTAAGGAGTGAAGTCTCATCTTCAACGTGGAACAAGATTAAGAAAATCACCGCAAAGGAAGCAAATTATTGTTGTGAAATATGTGGTAGCAGAGGAGACAGATGGCCCGTTGAATGTCATGAAGTTTGGGAATACGACGACAGAAATCAAATACAAAAACTCATAGGGTTTCAAGCCCTATGTCCTAGTTGCCATAGAGTTAAACACATCGGGCTAGCTTTTGCTAGAGGAAACGCAGCTGAAGTATTAAAGCATCTGGCAAATATTAACGGGTGGACAAAATCTGAAACACAAGACTATCTTCAAGGAGTGGTTGATACTTGGAATTCAAGGTCGTCCCACAATTGGGAACTAGACCTCACTCTATTAGAAACTGAGCCTTTTAACGAAACTTAGCAAAAACCCAGAGGGATTTTTCCAATGGAAACCACAAAACCTTCAGAAGTCATTCTGATGGGCGATTTTAAAAAGATGCTCAAATGTATAACAAGTGACCTTAAGCAGAACTTTGAGTTTCAGAAATACGAACAAGATATGTGGGACGAGTTCGTTAAGTGGGAAATACCAGCAGCAATGAAAAAACTGATTGGCACTTACGAACTCCCGCTAGTTTCAGAATGGACACCGGACGATTTCGCTGAATACATGCAAGTACAACAGGCAAAGATACTACTTGCGTTTCTGTTTCATATTTGGAAAAGGCTTTGTATTCTTGAACAATAAGTTTGTTCTCTCTACCTGAAAGGCGATGAGTTTTCGATAGGCGTTACAAGCTATATAATACGTTAGTATTATATAGCTTAGGGGTGTAAAAAACCCCACGACAAACACTACTAACCTAAATAACCCAACATGGCTAGTGATGCAAGAGGAAAATGAAGCTAAGCGGAAAAATGTTGTTGGCTGACCAAGGGGCGAAAATAGGACTTGCATGGGGTTGGGCCTCTGACTAGGTTGTACCTATGAGGGGTCGGCCTGTGTACCTAGGCCACCTAAGTGGTAACGGGGCAAGGTGTTATGGCTAAAGGGAAAAAGTTTCCTAATACGCTTTCTGAATTTGTTGGTCAAGAAAATGTTGTAAAGCAATTGGCGGTTTCGATTCTGGCGAGTCATAAGAGCGGACATATATTACCACATATCCTGTTCACCGGACCAGCGGGTTTAGGAAAAACGACTCTGGCAGAATGTATTGCGCGAACTATCGAAGCACCAATCAAGTACGCAACAGGTGGAACAATTCGAAACCTGAATGACGTAAACGAACTGATAGATTGGGTAAACTTAAGGGTTGGCGGAATACTTTTTATAGATGAGATTCATGCGCTACCTTCAAAGATTGAAGAGATATTCTTTCCGATTATGCAGGACTTCAACTTCGAAGGGGATTCAGTAAACGAGTTTACATTATTAGGTGGCACAACAAACGCAGGAGATTTGAGTAAACCTCTGAGAGATAGGTTTGTCTATACATTCCAGTTGGACCATTACTCAGAGGAAGCAATCAAAATCATCCTTGCAAAGAACTGGCAGATTACACCTGAAGCAGCACATAAGTTAGCTATACGAAGTCATGGCATTCCTAGAATTGCAAAAAACTATTTGCAGATGTGCCGTGACCAAGCTATTATAGAGGATAGACACAGAGTAGAACTAAGCGACGTAACATCTGTAATGGACCGACTTGAAATTGATGAAGAAGGATTGGGTCCGCTTGAGAGAGAGATACTTCTAATTCTATTCGAAGCACCAAAGGCAGTTGGGTTAGAGGTAATCGCATTGGCTCTCGATACAGAACCAGTAAACTTGAAACAGATACATGAACGAATCCTCTTACAAAAAGGTTACTTAGTCAGAGTGAGAAGTGGAAGAACCATTACGAAAAGAGGATTAAGGTACTTGATAGAGAAAGACCTAGTAGATTTTGAAACGGGATGCCGTAAGTGAGGATTTCTTCGTCTATCCTTAATGACTCCTTGAAGCCTTGCTGATTGTTGCTCTCGTTCTAAATGTATGGACCGGATGTCGTAGATGAGAGATACTTCGGATAAAACGCTCCCGAAGTTTAGGGGAAAAGTGGGTTCGACTTCCCGCTCTCCGCTCCAGAATCAGAAGTAATAAGCGGAGATAGTTTACGGTTGGCCTTCGGGCCTGTGCCTCTTATCGCCAATTACTCTGGTCACTATATAAAAGGATGGTGTCGTAGGGTAGAGTTACTTCTATAGAAAACACCTATAACAAAGGCCTCTACCCGCCTGTTACCCATTCCTCTAAAAAGAGGAAAAGGAAAGGGGAAAAGAAGATGGCAAGATACGCGCAGAAGACTACAGGTACAAACAAGAGAGTGAATAAGGAAGGCGCAATCGCGTATGCAATGACTCCTGAAATGGAACTGTATACGCTCGTTTGCACTTCTACTCTCAAGGACAAGTTCTATACAAAGGCAGATGAAGATGTACAGAGAATTCGCAAGCTTGTTAGAAAGGTAAATCCTTTGCTTGTTGCTAAGCTTGCGGTGTACGCAAGAACACAGATGTATCTAAGAACGATTCCTTTGGTTCTTGCGGTTGAGCTTGCTAAGGTTCACTCTGAAAACATTCAGAAGGGAAAGAAGTTAGATTACCCCGCCGATATCGTTTCAAGAATGATTGCAAGTGTCATAAGACGCGCTGATGAAATTCCAGAGCTTTTGGGGTACTACGCGCTTGCAAACGGAAGAAAGGGAACGAAGCAGCTTGGTAAGCTTTCGAAGCAAGTTCAAAAGGGATTGGGAATTTCGTTCAACAGATTCGATGAGTACGGATTTGGAAAGTACAATCGTGATACCGTGCCGTCAATGAGGGACGCATTGTTCCTTGTTCACCCAAGACCTAAGAATGACGAGCAGCAAGCTTTGTTCCAGAAGATTGTAGACGACAATCTGGAAACTCCATACACTTGGGAGGTTGAGCTTTCAGAAGTTGGACAGGGAAAGTTTGATTCTCCTGAGGAAAAGGAAGCGGCAAAGCGCGACAAGTGGGAAGAGCTAATTGATAGCGGTAAGATTGGATATATGGCTCTGTTGAGAAATCTCAGAAACTTCCTTGACATTGGTGTATCTAATGACCATATTGATAAGGTAGCAGAGATTCTCTCAGACCCAGAACGCGTAGCAAAGTCAAAGCAGCTTCCGTTCAGATTCTATACTGCGTACAAGATGCTCAAGGACAATGCAAATCCGAATGTTGGAATCTTCCTTGACGCACTTAATACGGCAATCTGGGAATCTGTAAAGAATATTGATTGTGTGGATGAGAACGATACAGTTATGATTGCAGTTGATAAGTCAAGCTCAATGACCGGACGTTTAACTCCTTCAATGATGTACTGTGAAGTTGGACTGTTGCTAGCTGTAATTCTCAGAAAGAAGGTTAAGAGAGTTACGCTTGGATTCTTCGGTTCCGACTTTGTTGTTTCACAGATGCCAAAGACCGAAAACGTACTTGACGCTGTAGACAGGCTGAGCAAACAGCTTGGTGGTGGAGCAACAGAAGGTTGGCTTGTTCCCAAGTACGTTAGAGAAAATCCGAAATATGGATATAACAAGATTTTCATGTTCACCGATATGCAGTTGTGGAGCGTTGATAACAAGATAGGTTTAGGTTACGGATGGGGTTACGATTCAAAGCTTCCCGGTGAATGGACTAAGTGCAAGGAAACCTTCGATGGAATTCAGTTGTATCTGATTGACCTTGCAGGATATGGAGATTCTCCGGTTGATATCATGAGCAACAAGAGCGTTCTGATGGTAGCGGGATGGAGCGATAAGATTTTTAAGATGATTGGTCAGCTTTCTCGCGGCGGAACTGTTCTTAAAGAACTAGAAAAGATTGAAGTGTAGCACGGTAACCAGATAACCAGAATGTATCATCGTTGCTGAGTTATCTGTAAGCCAATAGCAGGGGGAGCAAAACTACACCCCCCTTTCTTGGGCCAGAAAAAGGAACGGTAACTCGGCCTATGCTCCCCTTGCTTGTTTTTGAAAATGTGTGCGGTTAAGTCAAGCACCCTTTGTGGTGTGTAGCTTAGTAAGTGGAGCTAGCCCCACCGCACCCCAGAACGGGCCGTTAGAGCCTATTTGTTTGTTGCCTTTTAGTGCCGTAAAATAGGATTTCTTCTTCAGCGAGAGCACGGCCCACCAATTTGATAAGTGCCGTTAGTGATGGGTTACTTCGTGGCTAAACGAAATGGTTGTGCTAGCCGAAATTAGCACTCTCCCGTTGCGTTTGTTGCCTTATCATTAGGTTCTGAGTGCCGTAGTTTTGGGTTACTTCACCGAAAATGAAACCATAACCCAATACGCTTATTGCCTCAGATTAAAAGTCTCTCTTGCTAATGTATAAATGACAATGGAATATTCCGATGCCGTAGGATAGAGATACTTCAACCGGAACTGGAGATTACAGGTTCGAATCCTGCTGACTCCTTAAAGCCGAAAGGCTTGGAGTGTGGTCGAAAGGTAAGACGCCAGTATAGAAAACTCTGTTCGCTTGTTGCTCGGAAGCAACCTGACATATGAATAGGTGTCGTAGAGAAGAGTTACTTCGACTTGTAATCGAGTGGTTTTTGGTTCGAATCCAAACTGGAGCTTCGGCTCCTGTAGCTCAACTGGATAGAGCACTTACGTTCTCTTTTCGCCTGTTACCCTATTCACTATTTGAAATGTTAAGAGCCAGATGTCGTTAGTGAAGAGTTACTTCGCTTATGACTATTAATCATGGGATGCGGGTTCGAATCCCGTCGAGCGCACCATGCGCGCTCGTAGCTCAACGGTAGAGTATTGCAAATGGTTGCATCAGCCGAAATTGATGCGTCTCTCTTTACGCCTGTTACTCTGGCTTTTAACATTTCTTGCCCCTAGAATAAGGAAGGAGAACAAATATGCTAGGGGAGATTCTTTTAATGGGCCTTGTTGATTCCCTTCTGGAATTACAGCTGGGTGAAGATAAGACTATACGTTTGGAATTCAAAACGAGAGAGGAGAAAATGTCGTGTCAGAAGGAACCGAAAAGAACGAGCAAGATGTCCAGAAGAGAATTGATGCGCTTGAAGCGAGAATCGTAGATTTAGAAGAAGCATTAGATTTAAGCGCGCATGTCGAAGTGATACAAGAGCTTAATATGGCAGTTGAAGTTGTCTCAGAATTACTAGACATGACAAAGGAACTGGCTGAAGCGTTCGTAAGTACAATGGCAGATACATCGGATAACATGAAGGAAGAATTCAAGCTATTAGAAAAGATGGCTGGAGTCAGGAAGGAGCTTGATAAGTATGTCAGACCAGAAGTTGAACGCGAAGAAGGAAGAGATTCGTAGACATTATGAGTTAATGTTCGAAGCAGTCAAAAAGGATATACCTGAGCAGTATCAGCAGTTCCTTGTTCCACTAGAAAGAAACGTGAAGTTCAAGTGGTATGGCGAAGAAGAATGGGTAAACAACCTTAAGACTTTGTATTTTACAGTCGCTGGTCGTTTACAGATGGCGGTTGATGAACATGAACCGAACTCGTTCTACCTAACCAACTTTACGAATACGTCAGATGAATCGCAAGTAATCAACACTAAAATTCCTGCTTGGGCAATGCCTGTTGTTAAGGATACGCCAAGCGAAGCTATTACGCATACTGTAATAGTCCCACCTAGGTCAACAGTAGCATTATTTGCCTCTCCCCTTAGAGGTATTTTTGATGGTATTGCGGGGATTGACCCGAAGAAACTAAGCACAGAAACAGAGAATAAGTTTGGTCTTGAAGACGCAGAAACGTCTGCATTGGGACGCGCACTTGGTAAGGCTGGATATGGAATTGTCTGTTCTGGATTTGCTTCAGCAGATGAAATGGTTAGATATCTAGCTACTGGCGCAGAGGACCAAACTATTCAAGCTCAGAAGAATCCGCCAGCAGTTGAAAGAGGCTCTTCAGAAAAGAAGAAGGATGAAAAGAAGTATGAGTTTGAAAGAAGCACAATGAAAAAGGTCACAGGTCTTGAAAGGTATTCTGAAGACCAATTAAAGGAAATGGCAAAGAAAGACCTGAGCACAGCAGTTAAGAATTTGAGAACTGCGATGGGCCTTAGTGCTGAACACATGAAGGGAATCATCTACAATATAGCTGGCGAGAAAGTTGACATGCGTAGCGTTACTTCGGAGATTCTTGTTGCTGCTTACATTGACCTTGCAAAGCTTGCCGATTGGGATGGCTAGATGATTGCAAAGGAAATTGTCTCTGAGCTATCCCGAAAGATGGAGGAAGGGCAAGAGTTAGAAGTCTTTCCAAAAGATTGGGGTCTATTCGGGAAAGCTGCAAAGATATTTAACGATGCAATCTTGGAAGAAGCGATTAGGAGCTTCCCCACTCATAACGTTGAAACACCGGGGAAGCTCTTCTTCTTCCTTTGTAAGAAAGCAACCAAAACGGTTCTCTCGAAGAACGCGGTTGATTTATCAAAGCTAACCAATAAATTCTAGGACATGCATATGGCAGATAGGTTAGTCCATACTGATGAGCCAGAACGACAGGCTTTGCATCTAGCTATCAAAGACGACCTATCAGCCTCGATTGTTCTTTCGAAATTAAGAACAGAGTATTTCCACAATCCGTTTTCGAAAGCAATCTTTCTGGCAATACAGGATGTGTTTGCACAAAACAGTAAGGTCAATCTTCCTCTTGTTAAGAATGCGATTGGCGATAAGATTGTCCTTGACCATGTAAACGAGATAATGTCAGAAGCACCACAGGCTGATATTGATAGTCTTTGTAAAATAGTCGTAGATAACTATTGGGTCAGAGCAGTAGATGATTTTTGCCGAAACACCAGACAAGAGATAGACTCTTCTCCTATTGCTGGCATTGACCTAATAGACAAGATGCAACGCAAGGTTCTTGAGCTTACGACTACAGCTAAACGGGACTTTGTTACATTTGGAGAATCATTTGCGGAAACGCTCGATGCTATAAAGGAGCTTCAAAAAGAAGGAACAGGTATCGTTGGATTGCCAACGGGGATACCTGAACTTGACAATAAAACAACTGGTTTTCGTGGTGGTCAATTCATTGTAGTTGGCGGTAGACCATCACACGGTAAATCAGAGTTGATGATTAATATACTCACTCATATGGCAGTTAATGAAGGAGCGGAATGTGCTCTGTTCTCATTGGAAATGAGCGTAGAAGAAATCAACTTACGAATTGCCAGTTGTCTAACCGAAGTCCCTTTATGGAAGTTGAGAACAGGAAATATAACCCATAAGGATGAACGAAAACTAGAACACCTTATGGAACAAAGCGGAAAGATACCGCTCCACATATCAGAACAACCGCACGTTGGGCCAAGTGCTCTTCATGCACAGATAAAGAAAAAGAAGATTGAGTGCCCAAACCTTGCGTGTGTAGCAGTAGATTACTTACAGCTAATGAGGTCAGACACGAAAGGAGAAAACAGGAATCTAGAACTGGCAGATATCACAAGGGGGTTCAAGATACTAGCCAGCGAAATTGGGATACCCGTTATCGTTGGTTCACAGATGTCGAGAACAGTAGAACACAGGCAAGCTAAGAAACCGAAGCTATCGGACCTTAGAGATTCTGGTGCAATTGAACAGGATGCAGATGTGGTTCTATTTGTTCAAAGACCAGACTCGTCATTCGAAGGGGGTAAGAGTGAATATGTAATCAAAATAATCCTAGAGAAGCAGAGGAATGGCCCCATTGGAACTATCCTAGCAACTAACAACGTTGAGATTCAAAAGATATTCCAGCGTGGTGACGAGTGTTGGGATGAGAAAATGACGCCAGATGATAGGGGTAGGATTGAACCAGATGATTTACCGTTTTAGAAAGGGAGAAAGAAAATGAAGGTTATCGAAGTCAATGGAATGCGTTCGAATAACAGGACTGATAGTAAGCTAGTCGGTTGGTGCAATGTTGTTCTTGCTTGCGGTGATGCTGAGCTTGTGATTACAGGTTGTGCCGTGATTGATGGTAAGAACGGAAAATATGTTGCTATGCCTTCGCGCAAGATTTCGAAGAAAGATGGAACTGATGAGTGGCGCGATGTGTGTTACATTCGCAACGGCAAGGAGCACAGCGATTCGTTCTCTGACCAAGTGCTTGCTCTTCTAGCTGACCAGAAAAAGGAAGATGACGACCTTCCGTTCTAGTCGTATTTTTTGTTGGGTTTAGGGGGCCTCTTTTTAAGGGGCCTCCAAAAACCCAGAGAGGTTTTTGGAAAATGCAACGTAAGCTAATCATAATCTCTGCTGGATTAGAGCGCGATAAGCACATACTACACGAAGCGGGAATAATGCCCAGACTCTATCCACAATCCGTAACGGGCCTTGCGGAAAGATGTAAAGATAAGGGTATTGAATTCGTTTCCGACTTGGCGAATGATAATGCCAAGGAACTATTGATAGCAATAGGAGAAGAGGGCAATCCTATTCCTATTTTGTTCATGGGAATGCTAGAGGTTTTTTCGAATCTCTCGTTTGTGCCAGATTTCTGTCCGCTCTACTTAGTGGACTATGACCTAGGATTAACACCTGCCCTCTATTCTAGGTTTGCAAAAATCTTCACGCCAATTTGTAGTACGTTTGGAATTGGTGCAAACGCGGATTTGATTGGAATGCTAGGTGACAACTTACTTCCTTCGCCAGCATTTCCGAACACGTTGAACAGAGAGCATAAGGTAGAAGATATAGAGCCAAAGGAAAAGCTTTCTATTCTGTATCCGCTTGAACTTGTGATAGAAACTTTCTACTCACTAGGAATCGTTAACCAGATTGTAAAAGGTTCTTCGAATTTTGATTTCTATCCGTTCATGATTCCGTATCGTAGAGATAAAGAAAACAAGCACATAGTAGAAGACATGAGAGCGATGGCATATCAGATATGCAGTTGCGAAGTTGCAGATTACGGTGAAGTTAATCCGTCTGACTTTGACCTGATGGTTCAGTCTGCACCATTCTCGGTATGGCAGGAAGCATATGCAATTCAGGCGTTTGAAATGGGATGTCCAACTGTGTATTGTGACATTCATAAACGCTTGAAGGGTACGAACATTCCTGTAATGACTTATTGCGAAATGCCTGAATTAGCCACAAAACTCAATGAGATTATGAACCACGGAATCCCGCGCTCTAGGCTAGACGACATAAAGAGATACTACCTAGAGTTTTGGAACTTCGTGCTTGCGGTAATAGAAATGAACTCTGGCGACATTTGGGATGTTAGTGAAACCAGCTACATCAAGCAGTAGGTGACAAATGACTAAGTTTTGTTCTCTACATAATCATTCCGACTATAGCTTTCTTGACGGGTTTGCAAAAATTGAAGACCTAGTTAAGAGAGCTAAAGAGTTGGAATACGAAAGCTTGGCTTTGACTGAGCACGGCAACATGTGTTCAGCGGTTAAGTTTGCTAGAATATGTGAGGACTTTGGAATCAAACCGATTCATGGTCAGGAATTCTATATTGTAGATGATTTGTGGGTTCCAAATTGCAATCTAACCAAAACACCACAAGAACAAACTAGGCACATCATTCTATTAGCCAAGAATGAAATAGGATTCAAAAATCTCATTGCCTTATCCACAGTTGCACACACAAGGGGATTTTACTACAATCCAAGAATCAACTTTGACTTACTGAGAAAACATTCAGAAGGAGTAATCTGTTTAACTGCTTGCCTGAACGGAGTTTTGGCAAAGTCAATTAAACTGGAAAAATTAGACGAAGCTAACGAGATAGCAGATGCACTAAAATCCATCTTTAGTGATGATTTATATGTAGAACTCCAAACCAATGGGCTGGAAATACAGAGGCAAGTTAACGGAGAGCTTCGTAAAATAGCGGATAGGATAGGCGCAAAGTGTGTGGCAACTACAGATGTTCACTATGTTACCGCAGATGATTATGAAGCCCATGATGCATGGCTCTGTATTAGGTTCAACAAGAAGGTAAGCGACCCGAACAGGAAAAGGTATGAGCCTAATGCATACTACCTTCCTGCTCCCGAAGAAATTCCAGAAGAACTAAAAGACGCAGCAGCAAACACAATAGAAGTATCAGAAAAATGCAATGTTAAAATAAAACTGGAAAGCGGAGCATCTAATTTTCCAGAATCTGACATAAAAGACCCGATGGAGTGGATAAGTATACAATGCCTTGAAGCTCTAGATGGGCTTTCTGTCGTTATTAGCGGCGAATTCAGTAGATACTCAGAAAGGCTAGATTACGAATTGAGAGTCATTGACCAGTTGGGATTTGGTCACTACTTCGTAATCATTGCGGATATCATTTCTTGGTGTAAGCGCATAGGCATTAGAACAGGACCAGCTAGAGGGTCAGGAGCGGCATCATTAGTTTGCTATCTTTTGGGTATAACAGAGATTGACCCAATAGAATATGACCTAATATTTGAGCGGTTCCTGCACGAAGATAGAGTTTCGCCGCCTGACCTAGATTTGGATTTCCAACAAGATAGGCGCGATGAAGTTATAGAATACGTTAAGAACAAATATGGAGCTTCAAATGTTGCATCCATTTGTAACTTCTCTATGCTTCAGCCTAAACAGGCAATCAAAGATGCAATGAGAGTTCTAGGAATCGAATACAAGATTGCAGAATCAATCTCAAAGATGATTCCAGAAGGTGCAGCAACAATAAAGCAAGCTGTTGATATAAATGACGAACTTAGAAATAAGATAAAAGGGAGTCACATTTTACAAGAGGCCTTTAAATTGGCCTCAAAGTTTCAGGGGCATCTTCGTCAGGCAGGAACACATGCGGCAGGAATTGTTGTTACTCCTATGCCGCTAAATGAAATTGTTCCGCTTCAAAGAATCAGGGGCAACATTGTAACACAGTTTGATATGCACGACGTAGAAGCTCTTGGCCTGCTGAAGATGGACTTGCTTGGCCTTAGGACTCTAACCATAATAGAGAACACGATTAGGATGCTCAACAGGGACGGGCACCTAAGCGGTGAACCCGAATGGGACTTGAAAGACGAAAATGTTTATGAAATGCTAAGGCATGGAGATACCAAAGGGTGCTTCATGTTAGAAACCGACCTGTTGACTAGAGCTTGTATAGAGTTTGAAATTGATAAATTCGACGACCTGATTCTAATTGGCGCAATTTGTAGGCCTGTTACCTTAGAGTCAGGAATGAAAGACGAGTGCTTAAAGAACAAGAAAAACCCATCTAGAATTAAGTATCTAGACGATAGACTTAAGCCAATTCTGAAAAAGACATATGCCACGGCTGTGTTCCAAGAGCAAATCATGCAGATTTGTCAGGTTATGGCAGGATTCTCCATGATTGACGCCGATAAGGTTAGGAAACTAATTGGTAAAGGTGCGCAGATGGAGAGTTACCAGAAGGATAAGTTTCTCAGGGACATGAAGGAAAAGTTCTACGTTGGATGCAAGGGGAATAATGTATTAAGAAAAACAGTTGATAGGTTATGGAAATTGATAGCCAATGCTAGTTACGGATTCAATAAGCCACATGCCACTTCGTATGCTAAATTATCGTTCATGACAGCATGGCTTAGACATTATTTTCCAACCTATTTCTTTGCAGCTGTATTATCTAGTGTATCTGATAGACAAGCCAAGGTTGCTGACTATGCCAGAGAATGCAGAAGGATGGGAATAGAGGTAATACCACCAGATGCAATTTGGTCCAAGCCAGAGTTTACAGTAGATGCAGGGCGAGTTAGGTTTGGACTGAATGCTATCAAGGGGATAGGAGTTGAATCATCAGGCAAGATTTCAGATAGCGTTGAAAAGTTAAGAGATAAAGCGTTAACGCCGAACTTTAATAATATAGCAACAATCTGTGAGTCTGTGGGTAAGAAACAAATCCTGCAAGCTCTGACAGAATCTGGAGCATTGGATAAATATATTACAACTCGGAAAGCTATCATGGTCCAGATAGGCGAAATTATAAAAGCTATCCGAGCTTTTCATAAAGGTCCGATTCAAACAAATCAGGAACTTCTGTTTGGAGGTACTCTTGAAACTAAATCTCTTAATCTAGATTCTATCATACATCCAGCGGAAGAATTCACACTTGAAGAATTGGCTCTAATGGAATATGACAGAACAGGAATATTCTTATCAACTGACCCGTTAAAAGAGCACAGGAAACTGTTCTTGCAATCTTGTGTTTCTTCTGTGAAGGAAGTTAAAAATGCTGCATATAGCGGCAGGGCAAAATTTGGTGGAGTAGTGGTTGGCGTTAAAGAAATCACAACTAAGAAACACGACTTGATGGCTAAGGTTGCAATCGAAACAGTAATGGGGGTTTATGAATTTGTAATGTTTCCATCTACATGGAACTCGTTTGGTAAGATAATGAAAATAGGTAAAGCTGTTATCATAAGGGCAACCCCTCAAAAAGAAGGGGATTGGATTGCACAAGATGCCAGAGAGGTAGGGAGATATTAAATGGCAGACAAGAGGAGAAAGAACGTAAGCCCTTCTCAAATGTGGATGTATGCTAATTGTTCTCTTCGATATTATTTTGAATACATCCTAAAACTTAAGATGCCGGGAAATCTCAACTTTGCAATTGGTACGGCAGTACATGAAGTTGCTAGAGAGTTGATGGGAATGCCAAAAGATAGCATTGACCGAAAACAACTCAAGGCTATCTTTGCGCAGAATTGGGATAAGAAAGTTAAAGAGGCATATATAAGGCATCAGGACGACGTAGATAAATCAAGGGAACTTGGTGAAAACATCGCAGAGAAGTTTATCAAGGGATATGAAACAGGAGATTTTACATTCTCGCCAATTGAGTATCTTCCTATTGGCAAGGACAAACCAGAGTTGGCGGTTGAAACTGCATTTGAATTACCTGCGGTTAATGTCTTGACCGGAGAACCACTTGCCAATATGGTCTACGGAAAAGAGGGTGATAATGTTGATATGTACTTTGTCTGTTCCCTCGACTTCATTGGAACAGACCCGAAGGATGAGCTTTACATTATAGACTACAAAACTGCGGCAAGAGCATATAGCAAATCAAAGATAATGAAGGAACCGCAACTTCCGTTCTATGATGTAATCTTGAGGATTGCTATTAGGCTTGGATTGATTCCCGGCTTAGAAAAGAAACAAAGCGACAAGATTGCGTATGCCGTAATGATGAAAACAAAGAAAGCTCTGGAAGGTAAGTGGTCAGATTTCTTCCAGATTTGGGAGAGGGAGATAACCGACAAGGAACTAGAGTTTTTCTATTGGAATCTCAAGCAAATGGTTTTTGCAATGGAGAATGGACCTTATTGTGCATGTCCCGGTAATCAATGTGACAACATGTGTGCACATAGGCCAATTTGTGATGCGTTCATGAGGGGAGAAGACCCTGAAGATGCATATAACAAGTTTATGCTTGAATGGGAAAACTCTTAACCAAGGAGGTTTAATTAATGAACTAAATTGCAGTATCGCAGTTGAAGTCATTCTAAACCGAACTTAGGAGGATGTAATGATTCGCAATATCTTACTTATGATTGTTGCTGGTTTGCTTTTGGTTCCTGCGTTAGCGATTGCTGAACCCGCTGAAGCCGACACTACAAATTGGTGGGACGAGATTACCAAGATTCCGAACTTTAAGGTTGGATATATTGGTATCAATACCGCACATGACGACCACATTCTTGGAGACACGGAAGGGCTTGCTTGGGATATGGCAGCGTCTATTCCTGTTTTCGAATGGCGCAAGTTTGATATAGATGGTGGAATTTCAAAGTCCGGTCTTGTCTACGGAGCTATAACATTTGACGTTATTGAACTAAATGACATTAGTGCGGTCAATGTTCCCGGCTCTGAATTCATCAAGATTAACGTTGGCATCTTTGTAGGAAAAGACGCCGATGCAATTGATGGCGTCGAGTGGGCTGATGATTGGACGATTGGGGCTGTTGTTAATTTGGCAGGGCTGTAGTTAAAAACGAAATAGCGCGTATTTTCTAATCCCCTAGAGCTATACTGACCTCTACAATCTGGTAGCTATGGGGTAGGATTTCTAAAAAACCTACCGAAGTCAGATGGGAACGCGCTATTTCCCAGAAGGGTGGTGAGGAATATGGATTGGATAGTGATTGGATTTGACCCCGGCTCCCATAATACGGGGTTTGCTGTTTTAAGGTATGTTAGAGAAACTGATAGTGCTTCGATAGCAGAAATAGGAACCTTTACAATTGATAACGAAAATCCCGCTTCTAGAATTTATGGGATGTTCGAACAAGCCGAAAAGCTATTTAAAAAGTATAACAACCTTAATAAGAAGTTTCTTGTAACATGTGAATCTTTTTATTCAACTAGACGGCTATTCGGAGCAGACCTAACTCCTAAAGTTATTGGTGCAATTATTGTTGCATCAATACAAGGGCTTTCTGGAGAAAACAATTGGTACAGAGAGGTTAACAGGTCTGCTATAAATAAGGCAGTTTGCGGATACGGCGGAAGCAATAAAAGAAAGATAACCAAGAACGATATTCGAAAGGCATTAGAAACTAGGTTTGATAATGCAATAAAGAACAAACAAGAATTAACGGACCATTCATGGGACGCTCTGGCTGTTTGTGTAGCGGCAATCGTAAAGTTTGACTTTGAGGGGAAATGATGGGAAAGCTAGAGAACTCAATTAGGACGGCACAGAACTGTAGCGTATGTGCGCACTATTGTGAAATAGAAGAGGGTGGAACAGGAAGATATATAGGGGTGTGCATGTGGTTTGGAAAGAAGAAGTTGTGTGCTGCTCCTAAAAGGTTAGGCCCAATGGAGGCGCATAATATATTAACTAGTCTATCCTGCCAGAGGGTATGTGATGATTTTTATCCGAGAAGAACATTTATAGATGATGTAGGGTTACTATATGCTTTCAGGGGAGTAAGATACAGGAAAATAATCAACGGCAGTCAAGTAACGTTTGTTGAGGAAAAAGTGAAGTGGAGCGAATATGAAGGCGATAGTAGCAAGCTCTGATTTCAATTCAACCAGAGATTCTACTGGAATCGCTCATGTGATTTATTTTGCGGGGTGCCCCAGAAATTGTGAAGGTTGCCACAATCCTGCACTTAGACACAGAAGCGGCGGTATTGACGTAGACATAGAGAATCTCAAAGTTGAGATATCATCTAACAAACTAGCAACCCATGTGGTCTTTAGTGGCGGCGAACCTTTTGAACAGCCGGAAGCATTAAAAGAACTCGCAGAGTACGCACAAAAAAGAGGGAAAAAGGTCTGGGTATATACGGGTTACACATTTGAACAATTAGTAGAGGGGCTTGAATGTTGGGAAGAACAACTAAGGCCAATCAATGTAATAATTGCAGGGCCATTTATCAAGGGTCAGCTTAGAAAAGATTACTCTTTTCTAGCTTCTTCCAACCAACAGGCTTGGACAAGGAAGGGTTCAACATGGTACAAAACATCAGAAGAAGCCTTACTCGCAGGAGGATAAATGGCAAATACCAGAAAGAAAGTATCGGAGTATGTGGATGATACCGGATGGAGGGCAAAAGAGAACGCCAATACGAGAAAATCAGTTTCAGGTCTCTACTCATTCGTTGCACATTCCGTCTTTGCGGAAGAGAACATGGAATCCATTCCGCATGGAGAAGAACATAGAGTTGGAGCATTGTATGCCCATGATTTAGGGTATCCAATCCAGACGGTGTATTGCGTAGGACACGACCTTTATGAGATTTTGACAAGAGGAATAATGACGGCTGGCGGGACGAGAAGTAAACCAGCTAAGCATATGGACACAGCAGTTGACCACATGGTTAATTTTCTGTGTATGGCACAGAACGAATGCGCTGGTGCTCAATCGTTTAGCAATGTGTCAACCCTTCTTGCTCCGTTTGTTAGAGCGGACAGGATGAATTATCAGCAGATTAAACAAACGGTTCAAAGAATGATATTCTCTCTTAACTATGAGAACCGAATCGCATTTCAGCAGAGCTTTACAAACTTCACTCTGGACCTAAAGCCAGCGGAAGTTTTCAAAGATGTAGAAGTTAGAGTTGGCGGTGAACCGCAGGGATATACTTACAAAGAATTGGGGAGAGAAGTTGAACTAGTTAACATGGCATTCCTAGAGGTTTATATGGAAGGAGATTCAGAAGGAAAGCCATTCTCGTTTCCTATCCCGACAGTACAGGTTACCGATTACTCGCTCTTTGAAAAAACTGAATTCAACGACATGTTCTGGAAATTAGTTGCAAAGTTTGGAACTCCTTACTTTGCTAATTTCATAGGAACAGAACTAGACCCGAAAGCTACAAGGTCAATGTGCTGTGTAACGCCAGATACCAAGCTGTTTGTGCAAACCGCAAAAGGCAATACTGTTCAGACAGCCAAATATATATGGGATACGCACGGCAACGATAAATCAAATGGTTTTTTATTATTCCATAACGGAAAGTGGAATAAAGCCAACATAGCAAGAGTAGAGGATGATGGTTACTTTGAAATAACGCTGTCAAACAATCACAAAATAAAGCTTACGAAAACCCATGCGTGTAAAATATGGGATGATGAACTTGGAGAACAATTGGTTCCAGCACAACATGTTATTCCAAAACGACACTATATTCCCGTTAACACAACAGCAATAAAAGGTAGTGTTCTAGGAGATTACAAACTTGGATATTTTATTGGAGTGTACGCTGGCGATGGGTGCGTATGCAACGACAATAACATAACGATATCTCTAAACTCAGACCAAATGGATATAGCTAGAGAGCTTGTTGTTTTTGCGGAAAATAGATTTGGCTCGATTTGTACAACAGAAATAAGAGATAATGTATTGTTCGTAAGGATTTTCGACAAAGCTCTTGTGGCATTTCTGAATAAATACATAGACACCAGCCTGCATGCTATAGATAAAACATTTACTGGAAAAGTTATTATGGCTAGCGAAGATTTTAGAAGGGGTGTTTATGCTGGAATGATGGATGCCGATGGAGCTATAGGCAATGTTAGTAAAAACAGATACTACTCTGCATCAGAAAAACTCATAGAAGATTTTGTTGCTATCTGCACTTCTCTTGGTCTTGTTACATATCTTGAAAAACCCGATACAAGAGAAAGTAGATTAGGAACAAATCCGACATACTGTGCAAGAATATATTCTGGAAGACCGGGATATGCCACAGCATTCTTTACTGATGAGTTTGGAACCAAGTGGTATTCCGTTAAGAGCATTGATTGGATTGCTAAGCCGGGAGTGTTCTTTGATTTTGAAGTAGATTCAGAAGAGCATTTATTTACACTCGCTAATGGAATCATTACTCATAATTGCCGCTTGAATTTAAATGCTAAAGATGCAGAACAACCACACGGACTCTGGGCTATTGGTTCTAAGACAGGTTCTCTGGCTGTCTCTACTATCAACCTGAATCGTTTGGGTATCATAGCAAACGATGAGGAAGAGTTCTTCAAACTCCTTAAAGATAAGATGGACCAAGCTAGGGAACAGTTGAAATATAGAAGGAACAGAATTGAAGAGGGTAGAGTCAAGCACAAGCTGCTTCCTATTTTCTCAGAATACATCGGAACCGAGAGAACCTTCTTCCTGACTGTTGGAATATGCGGTATGCATGAGTGTTGCATGAATTTGTTTGGCAAACCTATTTCTCAATGCGAAGATTTTGTCCTCAGGGTACTAGACAGAATGAAGAAGACCTTGAGAAAATGGGGCAAAGAAGATGGTTACCTATACAACTTTGAACAAACACCAGCAGAAACCGCTAGTTATAAAATGGCTAAAGAGGATATAAGACTATTCCCAGAGGCATTTGTTAGTACGGGAACGAATGGCGTTCCGTTCTTGACTAACTCAACCCATGAACCAATGTATAACGGAAGAACGCTACAAGAAAGATTAGAATGGGCAAGCAAAACAGACAGCTTTTATACTGGTGGAACCATCTTGCATATCTGGTTACACGAAAAGCCGAATATAGCTTCGGTAAAGACTTTGGTTCGCGCAACGCTAGGGTACAATATTCCTTACTTCACAATTACCCCAACTGTTACCCATTGTGGAGATTGCGGAAAGATATCATATGGACCGAGAGATAAGTGTCCGCATTGTGGCTCATTAAACGTCGAAAGCCTAACTAGAGTCGTAGGATATTATGCGCCTATGTCTCGATTCAACAAAGGGCAGCATGAACAACATGGCGTGAAAGTAGCGTTTGATAATCAGGTGGATGAGGTTATAATGAAAGGGGAATAAGTTGAATATTCTTGGTTGGTCTTTTGCGTTTGTGTGCGGATTGGCATTTGCTCTAATTGGTTTTGTTGCATTTTGTGCTGGAGCATGGGGCAACCTTCAAGGAAAACTGTTAACATTCGGATTTCTAGGTGGCGGTGCTACGGTAGCTGTAGCATCTGCCGTAATTCTCATTAATCATATGTTAAATTAGTGGGGGCGTGGCTAAACTGGTAAAGGCACTTGGCTTAGTTAAGCTGAGCACTAATATTGGAAACTTTATTAGTGAATGTAGTCAAATTCGGGGAAACCTGTAAAATGGCAATCCCGAGCTAAGCAAGGAGAAAGTATTAACTTTATTTAGGGCGGCAATAAGAAATTGTTAAAGCATGACAATTTGGACACAACACAGTAAGATTATCAATGTTATTATTTCTATTGTTTCCATCAATATGATGTAACTGTAAAGGAATTGGCTGATGTTGCCATTCTGATAGCCCGCAATTATAGCACTTGTGTTCAAAGTAGCCATCAGAAATAAGGCGACACCTTAACCAAGATGTTTTGATTTCATGTTTGCAATTATCGGTTAAATAATAGCTGGTATCTCTTTTGGGACCATGAACTTGCCCTTTGTTCCAGCCTTTTCCCTTAAAATGAGATACATCAATCGCCAATCTTTTGACCAATGATTTAATGCTTTGATAATTTCCTCCAGCAGTTTTGAGTCCTAGCTTTAAAATAACCTGTCGGTAGGATATAGACTCTTTTACTGCTTTGCGCAATTGTTTCTCTGAATATGACCTAGTTCGCATAATTTCTCCTTGAAAGTGTAGAGACTCAACGGCTACTACCTAAGTTCAAAAGAATAAGGTAAAGAGAGAGTCCAGACCACAAACGTATTTGCCGTATATAATACAGGTGAAAGTGCTTAAATTAGTGCATTTACGGTAACGAAAGTTATAGCTGGCAAGAGGACCAAGGTTAATGGGGGTTCGAATCCCTCCGCCCCTACCAAATCAAAGGAAAGGAAATGCTGACTAACGGAGTAGAGAAACTAGGTAAAAAGATATTCTCGTTCAGTCTACCAACAGAAAGCTGCAAACACCAAACAGAGGAATGCAAAAGATATTGTTATGCAAAAAGGGGAAATTTTAGATATCCGCATGTTGCAAGATTCTACCGGAGAAACTTTGAAAACAGTAAGCAAGAAGATTTCGAAGCAAAGATTAACAGCGAGATAAACTATCTCCATATATCTAAAGGCGTGAAGTACATCAGGATACATAGTTCGGGAGATTTCTACTCCCAAGCATACTTTAACAAGTGGGCGCGAATCGCCAGAGCTAATCCTGATGTTAGCTTTTTGGCTTTTACTAGAAACTACAGCATGGATACATCTAACAAGCCAAATAATTTAATGTTAATTTACTCGGTTGATGAAAGCACAGAATATTTCAATCCTACTATAAAGAGGTCTGCCTATGTAATAGATAGCAGGCACAAGCATTCGAAGCATATGGAAAAACACAAGAAGACTAACAGTAGAATATGTACTGGTAAATGTTATAGCTGTAAGTTTTGCTGGTATGCTACAGAGGACGTTAGCTTTCCAAGGAGAGGAAAATGACAGAGAAATACAAGGCTTGTGCAACCGCAGAGAAAATTGAGTATGGCGATGCTATAGATTTCCTCAATGGTATTGAAAAGCAAGACGCTGATACTCTGATAGCAGAGTACCTAGAAGAACACGGTCATAACATCATCAACTTCGATTTCCTTGTTCTCATAGCTCTCAGGGTATTGCTCAACAGACCGCAAATGAAAATGAGCTTTTCCTCAAGTGCTGATACCACAAGAGTTAAGGAACTTGAAAAGGCCCTAGGCGATATTTTGGAATGTATCTTTGGGTGTGCGGCTCCGTGTGCTACGGAAGTAAGGCGAATCATCATGGCTACCAAGACAAAAGGATGCGAAGATGAATACTAGGCCGTGGATTGATTACTATATGGATGTTGCAAATGTGGTTGCCACTAGGTCTTCATGTCTCATGAAAAAGGTTGGAGCAGTAGCAGTTAAGGATAGACGAATAATTGCTACTGGATACAATAATCCACCTAGCGGATATCCACATTGTAAAAAGTGTGCCAGAAAAGAACAGGGCATCAAACCGGGAGAGAATTACGATTCCTGTCCATCTGTCCATGCAGAATTAAACGTGGTTACTCAGGCGGCGAAGCATGGTACTAGCTTGAAAAATGCGGCAGTTTTTTGCACACACTATCCGTGCCCTAACTGCTTAAAAGCCATGATAAATTCTGGTATTACTGATATCTATGTAAAACAGCCGCTTGCTATTTCTGGTATTGATTCCAGCCTTGTTAAACAATTAGGAGAGTATGTGAGGATACATGAACTATGATAAATAAAGGGTTAGGCTGGAAAGGTATCAAAATTGGAATCATAGGGGCTGGTCCTGCTGGTTTATTCTGTGCGCAAAGACTTCTTGATTCTGGCATTGACAAAGAAGATATTGTCCTGATAGATAAGGGCAAGCGAATTACTTCAAGAGCTTGTCCCGGTAGATTCAATTGTCTACGTTGTGACGTATGCGATATTACCTGTGGATTCGGTGGTGCTGGCGGATTCTCAGATGGTAAACTAATCTACTCTATCAGTACGGGCGGAAATTTGTGGGAACTAGGCAGAAACGATATCCCTCTTTGTATGGCAGAAGTGGAAGAAATAACAAAAAGGATAGAGCCAACACTTAGAGATGCTTTCAAAAATTCTTACCAGAACACAGAGGGAAAGCTAGTCCACCTAGGTAGTGATGGTTGCGAATGGTTCATGGAAGCGTTGTACAAGCAAATGAAAGAAGATGGTCCTTTACTGTGGTTAAATACAAAAGTAAACTCGGTAAATGGAACAACAATCCGAACTGAACCCGTACATACCAAAGAAGATGAAAAAGCTGCAACTGGCAGAATGATGCAAAATATAGATTGTGATTATGTTGTTATAGCTGTGGGAAGGGAAGGTAATTCAAAGATTGAAAAGCTTGCCCAGACTCTACCTAGTAAGGGTGCCGTGGATATCGGCGTGAGGGTAGAGCTTCCCTATCTTTGCGCTGCTCATCTAACTGACCGCCAATATGAATTCAAATTAAGAACAGAAGCATTCGGATTAGAGCTTAGAACGTTCTGTGTTAATCCGCACGGATATGTTCTTCACCAACACTCTAATGGCGTGACAACAGTTAATGGATATGCCTATAGGCGAAGGAGGCATTCTAACTTAACAAACTTCGCTATATTAGCGAAGGTTCCTTTCTCGCAAATCCAAGACCCGTCTGGTTACGCAACGCATCAGTCGCACGGATGCAGAACCTTGAATGGGAAGGATATTATAACTCAAAGGGTAGTTGACTTCCTTCTCGACAGGGCTACGCCAGATGAGGAAATGCACAACGTACATCTTTCATACAAAGGTTCTCCCGGTAATCTTAACATGATATTCCCGTATAGGATTGCCAAGGCTCTGCATGAAGGAATAAAGGTATTTGCAAAAGACATTCCCGGTCTTTACTCAGAGGATGCATGGTTACACGGAATTGAAACAAAGCTATATTCCAACCGAGTACCTGTAACAAGGGTATTCGAGACTCCTATAGATAACGTGTTTTGTATTGGTGATGGTTCAGGCTGGACAAGGGGATTCATGCAAGCTGCGTGTAGTGGAATCATGGTTGCCGATGAGATTTGTTTGCGCATAGAAAGGGAAGGGTAAAGTGTCTACAAGATGTCAGGTGCTAGTTGTATCTGAAGGGCTAGCGTGGAAAAATGAAGTAATGCTGTATCATCATTGGGACGGATATCCTACTAATATGCTACCCGTGATTAAAAAAGGAAAAAATATTGCCCTGAAGTTGTCAAAGGAAAGAGCAGAGAGGATTAAAATTGAACCTATTGAGGTAGATACTTGGGAATTAGGTAGAGCAGGAAAGTCTGCTTCTTTTCTATGTGCAGCAGACCCCGGAGGTTTTGAACCTGAATCCGAAGTGGCGTTACACGGCGATATTGAATGGCTTTATATAGTTCGCTGTGTAAATCAAGAAGGAGGACATATTGGAGACAAGTGTGATTGGGAAGTCGAAGTCTATAAAACAGACTTTGGCTTCTCTGGTGAGGATGCAGAAATGTCGCTAGCAGATTCAATTGCAAAAAGGGCTAAACCAGTATATCCGCGAACACCAATTGACGAGTTAGTTAGTAAGGCGAAGGAAATAGAAGAAAGAGTGGAGGCTAAATACAATGAGTAAGAGTGGAACCAGAGTTTCACGGGAAATCTTTGATGGGTTAAAAGCTGTCAAAGAGAGCGGCAAGGTTGATATGTTCGATTATCCGAAGGTTGCGGCTCTTGCCGAGAAGATGGGTTTTAAGGAAACCGCAGCTTGGGTCCAGTATGCTCCTAGGGATATCTATCCGTATGGTGTCCTATGGGGCTTCAAGGTGAAAGGCAAGGAAGAGAAGTTGTCGGGAATCATGGAGGATAAGGCAAATGCCGAAAAAGAGAAGCCGCGAAGAGCTAGCAAAGGAACTAGCAAAAACAAAAAGGCAGCTAGCAAGAAGAAAACAAAGAGTGGAGGAACAAGAAAAAAGTCTAGCCGTGCTAAGAAATCAAACCCGAAGTCTTCTAAGCGAAAGGGATAGAGCTTTCCAATTTCTATCCGAGTTTATGAAGTCAGAAGAAAATAAACAAAACGCACTTGAAAGTGCTAAAGAACTAATCAGAAGCTGGAGAGGTTACTAGTTAAAACCGGGAGCGCGGGTCGGCTTTCTTCACCTAACCGGAACGCGACAGGAAGTTCCGACCTTGCGCTCCCCCCAGATTGGGGGAAGGATGATAAACATATATGCACCATTAAATACTCTTGGCTATGGGGTCCATGCCCTCAACTGGACAGGAGCTTTACACCAACTAGGAGTTGAATTAGGTTTCAGACCAATAGGCGTAGCGGGTGGGCTTCAAAATTCGTTCTACGTTGATATATTCAATAAGGCAATTGCTAACCATCCTGTAACGGATTTTGATGCACCTACTATTGTGCTCTGGCACGAAAACGACCTTGCAAGATATAGAGGAACTCCGCTCATTGGGTACACAGTATTCGAAACTAATCAGTTGAGAAACAACCATGTTTATGAGCTTTCTCAACTCGATGCAATATGGGTTGTATCACATTGGGCAAAAGAGGTACTGGAGCAATATGACGAATTAAAAGAAAAAGTCTATGTTGTACCAGAAGGGGTTCACGCGGGTATTTACAAGAGAGAAAAAAGTGAAGAAGACAGGGAACTGCTTCAAGGGTTTTCTGAAGCACTTGATGAAATAATAGGAGATAGATATGCTATTGTCTCCCTTGGCAAGTACGAGAAGAGGAAGAACAACGACCTGATTCTCGAATTGATGGATAAGAGATTCAAAAATGGAATCACGCCAATCTGCCTTTTTGCGTTATGGGACAATCCCTTCATGCCAGATTACGGGCAAAATATAATGGAACACATGGAAGGTATTCACTACTTCATAGACCAAGAGCTTTCCTCTAAAGCGGGCATTCCTGTATTTAACTCAATAGCTGGCGGACATAGGATTGTTCTCTTTCCTAGGAGGTTGACCGAAATACATCTTGCAGAGATTTATAGAAAGTCAGACCTAGGATTATTCCCCTATAGGTCAGAGGGATGGAACCTTCCTTTGATTGAATGCTTGGCTTGTGGTACTAGATGTATAGCAACTAACTACTCTGGTCCAACTGAATATCTACCTGATACCGATGCTACACTAATTGAAGATTTTGAAATGGTAACAGCAGATGATGGAATGTGGTTCAGGGGTGACGTTGGAACTTGGCCTGAGTTTTCGGCAGAAACACTCTACGAGATTTCCAATCCTATAATCTTAGAAGGAAAGGGGATACGAAACAAATGTGCAGAAACAATTGCACAGAAGTGGAGTTGGATAGAAGCGGCAAAGAAATCAATTGAAGCTTTGAATCAGCTTGATATTATGACGTATACGGGCCACGATGTAGCACAAGTTGTGGAGGATGAGGATGAAACACAGAGTAGCTAAAGTAGGATGGGAAGAAACTTGCCCAATGTGTGGCGGTGAAGGGGAAGATTGGGAAGGGAATGCCTGTGAGCTTTGCGAGGGTTCTGGATACACTCAAGTTGGACCCATTCTTGTTTTTCCTGATGAAAGTTCGTATACTACTTTTAAAGATATGACAGAAATATTCGAAGAGTGGCTAAAGGAGTTTGGCGGTTGTGACCACGATGTTGGTATTTGTTGTTGCCATGAAGATGCTCTCTTAGATGATGCCAAACAGATAATCAAGGCGGTAGAAGAGGCTAAGGCATGTGGGAAGATGATAGAAATAGACTTGTAGAAATTTCCGAAGAGATATCAAACTGCAACAATTGTCCCTTAGCTAAACAAAACAAGGGCAGAGTTGCTGGTTGGATACCTGACAAGAAACCCAGAAGTATGATAGTTACGGATTATCCAACCATAAAAGAATCTCAGCTTCAGATTCCTTTAGTTGATGCTGTAGGAGAAAGAGTCAACCCCATACTTAAGGAAGCCGGAATCTCTAAGGATGATTTAGCGATATTGCATTGCCTCAAATGTTCAACACCGCACGAAAGGTATCCAACGCACCATGAGTCAATAGCCTGTTCGCATATAATCGAACAGGTAAATATCCTTAAGCCAGATGCAATATTGCTTATGGGCAAGATTTCGACTAATTTGGTTCTTGGCGTAGATGGATTTGTTGCAGACGTAGACGAGTTGGTAGAAGCTGATGTAATAGAGGCTAATAGGCACAAAACTATTTTAGGTTCGTATGGTGAACCGGGACATTTGGTAGCTATACGAATAACATATTCTCCGCACTTTAAACAAGAGATACACAGAGGTTCACCAGAATCAATAGAAGAAAAGATTAGGGCAGACATAATCGAGTTTGCTAAAATTCACAGAAATGTGCAGGAGATATATGAACAGAAGGAAACTGTATAAGATAGCTGACGAATACTGGAGGTCACAGTTAAAAAAGTCAGAGAAAGCACGGGAGTATCTTCTGTCAAGAGGCATCATAGAAAGAACTTGGGACAAGTATGGGCTAGGATTTGCACCCTCTGATGGAAGAGAGTTATTTGAAATTCTACTTGCAGAGAGTAGCCTCTATGCTATATTAGATAGTGGGCTATTTGTAGTTGACGGGATTAGGACAAAGGCAAATCTAAGATATCGTATTACATTCCCAATCGTCAAAGATGGGACTACAGAATCTTTTACGGCAAGGTCAATTGACCCATCGAATCCTGTCAGATACAAGCACATCAGCGGTTGGCTCAAATGGATATACAACGAAGACCTGTTGTCTTATCCAATTGTAGTAGTAACTGAGGGTCCACTAGATGCTCTATCGGTATCTCAGGCAGGGTTCCCTTCGGTTGCTACGTTCGGCACATCAGGAAAGAGATTCGCAGAGAAGTTTGATAAGCAAAGACTAGTTTACATTGCTTATGATAATGACCAGAAAGAAGACGGTACCAATCCCGGCTTAGACCATGCGATAAAGCTGGGCGTTTCAATAAGAAGGAGCCATAGTATACCTGTTCATATTATAGAGATTCCTGCTTTGGAAAAAGCTGGCGCTGACCCAAATGACTTTTTAAGGGCATCAGAAAATCCCAAGAAAGATTTTGCAAAAATAGTAAATAAAGCAAAGTCAATCAATAGCTATCCGCAATATTGGGAAATAGTAAGAAACCTAAAAGAACAAGAAACGAGAAAAAAGAGAAGAACTCGGAATTCTACAACATTAGATGATTTGAAAGCTATCCCTATAGAAGAGGTAGCTTCAAAATATATAGACGAGTTAACGGTTACTGACAATGCTATATATTGCAGGTGTCCCTTTCATGAGGATAAAAATCCGTCAATGGCACTTTATCTTGACACGAATACTTTCATTTGTAGGGGAGCAAGCTGCGGCAAGAGGGGAGATGTAATCCAGTTTGTTCAATATGCAGACGGAGTATCATTTACAGAAGCATGTAGAAGGCTAAAGGAGGGGTCGTATGGAAGCTCCGAAGATTAGGTTAAGTAAGCTTAAGAGTATCTTTTCCGATGAGGCTATGGAAGAAAGCCAAGCTTCTACGGAAATGGTAATTGTTGAAAAACCTCTGGGCAAAGAAATTATTCTGCATGTTGTCAATCCGCCAGAGGAAGAGAATAAAAGAATAGAGATTATAACCAAACCACGCAAGGGATTACCAAAAGACATGATAGAACTGGCTGGCGAAATGGTCCGGTCAGATGGATACATGTCAACTGTGTTTACCTTGATACCAATTCCAGATTACTATTTACATTGTGTATTCTACGGACAACCATTTACAGAAGACGAAAGGTATCCAACAACCAATTTTTCTATTGTACTAATAGAATTTGACGGAACCATTAAGACATTTGCAAACTACGAGAAGTTTATTGATGATGCTGGATTATTGATACACAAAATTCCAATTTTACACAGAGGAAAGGCTAGGCTAGACGACATAAAGTCAATGGTGGAAACTAGTGTATTAGCAAATGACGGAGTTGGCGTTGGATGCTATATCATCTTTGAGCCTATCTATCATGCAATGAGCGGGAATCTAATGGTGTTCCAAGCATAGGAGGTTTCATTGAAACGTGTATGGGTTGTTTGTCCTGTATGTGAAGGACAAAATGGCGGACAGCTTTGTTGTGCTCCTTGCCAACATTGCGGTGATGCTGGGGGCTGGTATGCATATTCGCTTCCCGTTAAGGAAGGTTTTGTTGCAATAAAAGAACAGGATTGGGAAGCGTTCGATAAAGCATTAGCCGATGCATTTTCAGAAGTTAGAGCAGCGGCATTGCGCGGCGGACTCGGTTTATCGGGACCGGATGCATCAGCAGCATATCGCAAAGAAGTAGCTCCATATATTGCTTCTGCTCTTCTAGATAACGGATTCTACATTACAGGGGGCGAAAAAAGTGAGCGAAAAGAAACGGCGTAGGGTTTGCGCTGGCGATAGTTTAGGCGTACCGGGAGAAGAACCCATTTACGGAAAAAACGTAGATGGTGAGTTTGAGGATTTGTTTGCAGTTAGGCAACAGGTAATCCCGGCAATACCGGGGCCAGCATCACAAGGTATAACCTACATAGAGATTAAAGTAGCAGTAGAATTTGAGCCTCACGGTAGGGCTTCAGAAATGTGGGAAGAGTATGTTTCCTTGAGGCTTCCGCAACAGCAAGCATGGACAAGATACACAAAGGGATGGTTCCCTATCAAAGACGGATTAACGATGGGGTTTAGTGGGCGCACACTTGCTCAAGTATTGAAGAAAACCAGACGATGGATAGATGAAATGTTCTTGCAAGGATTTGGGGAATGTATAGGCTGTGTCAATCTAGAAGAATCCAGAAAGCAAGCAAGTCTCAGGCGAGTGAAAACAGATTATCCTCATTGGCTTAAAGATGTTGACCCAACATGGCTTCTACCGGAGAAATTGTGGTTATGAAAAAGCAAAAAGAAATATTTGAGTTAAAGAAGGAGCACCTAATCCTCTTAAAACATGCTTGTATCACATGGGAAGATTGCGAAACTGGCGCTCCAGCTATTGACTGTAAAAGACCATATGGTAACGGTTCAGTATCGAGAGACATAATTAAAATACTTGGATGGGATGCTTTGGAATGTCCTAACTGCGGAGAGTTTATAGACGAAGGTATCCACGAAAAAGCAATGGCGTTACATTACGAAACGAAAACTGCTCTTCAGCTTCTCTTGCTTGGCTATACCGAACCGGGAACATATGAACACTATGACTACGGAAGCAGGGCTTGGCGATTAATAGGAGCGGATACTGTTGAAGCTCGTAAGGCATAAAGGTAAGCAGAATCTTGTAAAGAAACGGGACACCTATAAGTGTATTAGCTGCGATGAGCGTCCCGGCGCAAAGCAGTTAGATGTCTATGAAATAGAGAATGGCAAAAAAACAAAGATGGCCATTATATGCAAAGCCTGTGCTAAGATGATAATCCAAAATGGAATAGAAGACAGGAACATCGAAGGATATGCCACGATGCTAAAAAACAAAGATTTCCTCAGGTGGCTATTGGCCCAACCAGCTAGGAGAAAACCTTGGCATAAAAAGGTTTACGGAAACGGAAAAGACTAATGAAAGAATACTATATCTTAACTCCGTTACGCGGCAATAGAATTCTCGTTAAAGACCACGTTGAACGAGAAATGTCAAAGATAAATTTTAAAGACTTCTTGCATTACTGCGATGTATACAGCGTATACCCAGAGTATATTTCTATCAAGTGGCTTGATGAAGAAACAAGAAATAATGACGGCCCGGTATACGCCGAAGTAATAGGAAAAAGAATATACATATACTTTCAGAAAACCAAAACTAGGAAATATCACTATTCTTTTATTCTGTGGATTCTTCTCCACGAACTAAGGCATGTGTATCAACTTGAAAATGAAGGACTCAAGAAATGCATAGAGTGGTTAGCTAGAAGTAGAGCAAGAGAGTGGACAGAGATAAAGAAAAATGGAAAACCACTAGAAGTAGATGATTGGCGTTGGTTCATTAGGGAAGATGATGCAAATTGCTTTGCCGCTTCTATAACTGGATACTCTAGGCCCAGAAGGATATACGAATGACAGATAATCTCCCGGTTCAGCTAGATAAAACTACCTGCCCCAACTGCGGCAGAAAACTTAAGGACATAGAAACCAAAGAGGTAGACAAATATTTTGTTTTAGCAAGATGCGATAGTTGTTTCTGTGACTTCGTAATTCCGAAAGGCTTACTATGAAAATTCTCCATGTAGGACAAGCGGCAAGCCTAGCCCAAAAGTATGGCGGAGCAGAATACACAGATGCTATGATAATGAAAGCTGGAGTAAAGAGAGGGCATCGTGTCCTTTCGGTAAACCATCGTGGAAAAATGACAGACTGGAATACAGGTAGCACCCAAAAGATAAACCTGTGGAGGATAATTAGTGCTGCTGAAGTTTGTGATGTTGCGATAGTATGCAATATAGAATGGTTTCTTCCAGAAATAATTGAGAGGTTTGTTGATACTCTAGTTGGTAGAATTCCGTTTGTTTATCATCCACACCACTTTACTCCATGTATGTATACAGGACTGCCGGATACAACAGAAGGTCTATGTGACAAAATGTGCAAAGGAAAATATTCGTGCCTAGAAGAGTATAGAGGCCTTTTCTATAAGTACATTCTAATGAATGCATCGAAAGTAATTTGCTTAAGCCCTCTGCATAGAGAAATGTTCATCAAAGCATATGGCGACGAAATAGACTATGGACACTTTGAGTGCTGCCCCCCTGTAATAGGAGAGGAATTTTGTAATGAAAAACTGGATAGAATACTAGATACCGTTACTGTAGGTGGTGGAACATTTCAAAAAGGCTTCTTGAATCATATAACATGGGCAAAAGAGAATCCAGACAGAACTCTTAGCGTGTATGGTAAGGTTCAAAAAATCGGAAAACTTCCAGACAACATTGAGTTGTGCGGAACAACTTCTAACGCTTCTCTACCAAGCATATTAAACATGTATAGGTCTTTCCTATATCTGCCCCAATGGGAAGAACCATACGGGAGAGTGGTGGCAGAAGCCGCTTTGTGCGGCTGCGAAATGATAGTAGATAAAGATAAAACAGGGGCATATTCCTATTCTACCCCACCAAAAATGCATCAAATTGACCCAGAAACGGGCAATGGATTTTGGAACCACCTAGAAGCTATAGCTAATACTCGACTTCCAAAACTGTCGTTCGAAGAAGTTGCAAAGAGTAGCAACATAGAATTTAGCAAAGATAGCATAGATTCATGCAAGGTTGGGATAGTAACCGCTATGTACAACCAAGCTGAATATACCATTAAGTTTCTGGAAAGTCTTGAAAAAAGTAGCATACCACCAAATACTTTTGTTGTAATAGTTGATGATAATTCCGACCCAGAAGAACTAGAAAAACTGTGCAGCAGCAAAACATACCAAGAAACCAAGCTAAACGTAGAAATACTAAAGCACACCGAAAACGAAAGCTGCACTAAATCATGGAATGATGGCATCAATATAGTATTCGAAGTTATGCCAGATGTAGAATATATAGTAATAACCAATAATGATGTTA